CGACGCAGTTCACGCGGCGCATAGCTTGGATGCACCAAGGTTAAAACGTCAGCAGACTGCACATAATGAATGTCAAACAAGTCGGCTTCAGCAAATGGGTTTGGAATTTCATATGCAGTTGATGGCAATGCGTACCAATACGTTGCATTAGGTGGCACTTGGTTTGTGTTGCCTGCAATGCAGTAATAGTTTGTGCCGGATCTTGATACTAGATCGCCGGTCACATAGGCTGTTGCGCTGCTCCATGCTGTAGGTGATCCAGCAAGCAATGTTGCGCCCTGGGTGTGAAATCGAATATAGCCCGCTCCAAGCTCGATCACCATTGTTTGGGTAGTTGAGTATGTAAAGGGAATCAAACGAGTCCGCTTGGTACTATCCTTGACCGCACGAACAAAAGAAAAGCCTGGGCGATTCTCTGCTGGGCCTTGAGGCATCGAGATAAAGTTGCGAAGCTTGGCTGCGCCTGTTTGAAATTTGACGTCGTCAATGCGGCCGAACATTTCCGGCGACATCACGCCACCAGAGAATGCCCGGGTGTAGCTGCGTGTATTTGCCATGCTTATCTCCCTGCCGACCAGGGCACGATGTGTTCAATTGTTGTACGGCGCTGTGTTGAATCAGATGCCCTTGCTTGCTGCAAATAACCCATTGCCATTGCTGTGCAGCGCTTTGCTTCTGCCGATCCCATGTCACCTTTGATTACCGGGCCAGCCAGCATTGATGCAAGCTGCCAGGATAAGGCCATGACAAACAACGGGCTAAAAGATGTGGTGTCGGTCACATAGCATGTGTAACGCAGCATTGCTGATTCTTGATTGGTATACAAAACGTGATTGCCGTCTGTAGAAATCTCAACGCTAAACGGCTGCGGAGAATAACGACCAGCAGCAATTACAGGGCTGTAATTGTGTGCAAAGTCAGGTGTGTCTGTTGGTACAAAACGACTTGCATAATCGTCGTTTGCTTCAGGCGGCATCACTGCAATGATGTTGATTGAATCGCCCGGTAAAACGTATGCATATTTCCATTCTGGCCAAGGGTTATCAATTGCAGCCAGGTTAACTCGGCGCATATTGAAATTCCAGTTGTGCAATTCGAGCAATGCATCTCGAGCAATAGGATAGAAGCGAGCGCAATGCTCTGCCTGGGCCGATCCCTCTGGTGGTGAAATGCTTGACACGGTGGCGTTGTCGCCCAGATGTCCAAGTGCCAAGTTACAAATATCGACTTCTGATGCCATCGTGGCCTCCTATATGAGAAAAAGGGGCCGTGGTTTCCCAGCGGCCCCTATGACTACAGTACCCGACAAGTCGGATTACACAGAGCCTTATTCCGCGCTTGCACGCTTGGCTTTGGGCGACCACTTTTTGGTGGTTGCTTCAGCCGCTTCTTGCTCGACCTCATCAGTTTCAACCGGAGCGCCTTTGAGGTATTCCAGGTTTGTGTTTTTGGGGCCATCGTATTCGAAAACGTCGCCTGCTTGACGCATGCCATTGTCAACGAAACAGATTGTTTTTGCGCGAACTTGAGCCATGTGTTATCTCCCTTGTTAGACCACAGTAAAGCCAGAAGCGTAAAACTTCTTGCCGTCTTGGATGTCGGTTACGACGTCCGCTGTCACAGTACCAGCACTGTAAGTGCCAGAGATTGTGTAACGTGCGCCAATGTAACGTGTTCCAGTAGATGCGATCTGTGGGTTGATACGAACTGCTGCGTTGTAACCAGCAACCAATGAAGCAGTAACAACTGCGTCAGAAGAGCCAAGAACAACAACACCAGATGACAAAGCAGCGTTGGTTGCGCCAATCACTTCAAACTTAACAGAAGTACCACCAGTTAAAGCGGCAGTCACTGCAAAGTTCATATAGAGATCATCGCCTTCGCCGATGTCGCGGATTTGAGACAAGTCGATGGTATCTGTAGACACGGCAGTGGTAGTCAATGCCTGGTCTGTTGACACGCGTAATAGTTTATCGGTAATCATGATTTATTCCTTTCAGTTAATGGATCGATTAGGACACTACGGCTTCAGCGTTGATGATGGCATCAACACGGCGAAGCGGAACGCCCAAGAATGACAACCAGCTATATGGTGTGCCAAATTGGCTCAAGCCTTCATTGATCTTCAGAACGTATTGTGACTTGTCAAGAGCAGCGATGCTCAAGCCAGAGTGAACAGTACGGTTCATGTAGAACGCTGCACGACCCATTGCCATGTTAGGAATACGGTACAAAGAACGTGCCATCAGCTTAACGATGTTAGTCGCAGCAGAAGCAGCTTGAGTACCAGTTTGACCGATTAAGTCAGACACGTCGATGTTACAGATACGAACAACATAGCGCCAATCTTTAACGACCAAGCCGTTTTTCCACTGGTAGCGAGTTGCGTACGCTTGCAGACGAGTACCGTCGCTGTTGTACACAGTTTGCTCACCCAAATCTTCATGGATCAAGCCAGCTTTAGAGCCTTTAGGGAAGTGGCAATACACAGTGTTGTCGCCCCAAACTACGAGGAACACAGAGGTGTTGTCAGAGCCAGAACCACCAGCAGACAAGATGTTCTGTGCGTTAGCAGCAGACAAGCTTGAATAGCGTGGAGCCATACCGAGGTATTGCTTTGGATCTGTACCAGGGTTGCCGTAGAACAAAGTCGTGGCTTGAGTCTGGTTCATTGCTTCCAAGAAAGCGCTGTCTTCAGACAAACGGAATTGAGCGGTATTACCGTTCAACATTGCCAAGTCTTTGTCAACTTCAGAACGTGCTTCCAAGATACCAGCCGCTTCGTCAACTTGTGCAGTTGTTGATTTGGTTGATGGAATACCTTGGTTCAATGCACGCCAGTAGACGCCAGGCAAACCAGTACGAATAACAACGCGTTCGCCAGTAGGCAAGTTGCCTTCTTTGAATACGCAGTCTTCGAGAACTTCGTTAGATTGTGAGAGCAGTTCCGCAATGATCGGAATACGACCATCTGGATCTGTACGTTTGGCCCAATCGGCCAGGGTAAGGTTTGAGGTTGCAAGAGTTGCCATTTTTAGCTCCTATTAAGATTGCTGATTTGAATAAAGTGCCGCTGCTTTTGCATTGAAGTCTTGTGGGCCTGTGGGTTTACCACCAGCACCAGGTGAGCTTCCTACAAAAGTATCTTCACTAATTGCCTTGCCTGCTCTGTACATAAACCGAATCACTTCGGGGTTATTGCCCAGACCAGACTGTACAAGCAACGTACGCAGTTCGGGCGTACCGAATGAATCAAGCGCTTTCTTCGCAACGGCCATGTTTTCGTTGAGCTTATCTCCACCGAATTCTTTGTCCACTTGCGATTGCTGCGCCCACTCATTACGAATGGCCTCCACCTGGGCAAGTTGACGTTCCGCAATTTTCGGCCCCATCGACTCCACCAGTTTTTGCGCGGCATCTTGAGTCAAGTTCAACTCTTTAGCAATTTCCGAGAAATTTCCAATTATCTCGGCGTCAAACTCTTTGCCTTCAGGGGCTTTGAATTCGTACTTTTCAGGTGCGCCTTGAGGCTTTTCAGCCTGGGTTTCACCATCCTTATTGGCTTCAGGGTTGTCAGTATTGGCCTGCTCCGAGGCTTGCTGATCTTGTCCTTCTGATGCTTGCTGCTGATCTCCATAGAGAGCGTCTGCCGTCGCTTGGCTCCCATTGGAGTGTTGCGATGCTTGAGCGCCTTCGTTGGTTGTTGCGGCTGTATCAGTCATCTGCGTTTCCATTTGAATTCTCCTTAACCATTTGTGGGTAAAGCTCCGAGCAGTGCGTGTGAATCAGTGAAAGCGTGCGATTGCCGAAGTTCCTGTTACCTTCAGCGAATGCCATAGACATCGCGTTGGTATTGAACGACAGCCGGAACACACCCGCCTGATCCAGAAGACGCCAGATAATCCGACGCCCCCGCTTACTACCCATGAGCCACTTGAGATCCACCTCTTCGTTTTCGCGAACAAGCTTATCGCGAAGCTTTTTATCGGCCTCGGTCTTTTCCTGACCGCGAAGGTCTAGAGGGTCATAATTGCTCATGTCGTCAATCTATCTACGGCACATGTGGATACGGGAACCATCATCCAGCCACATTTACGTTTCATCGTTCTTTACCAGGATGCCTTCGATCACAACTCCAACCGAAGCGGTTGATAGATTTGTGTTGGCATGCCATTGCAAACTTGTTTTTTCTGTGTATGGGAAAGGCACAACTCGTCTTGCCTCATACCTATCCGAGAACGGCGACTGCAAAATGGAAAGAATTACCCCATTTGCAGATTGCGCCCTTACGTCATAAACGCAATAGTTGCCACTGCCACCTGAATTGTTTGAAAAAACATCAACACGGGTCAAATAAAAAGTATACCCAGCAGGCACGGTGTATTGCGCCATTTGAGTTTGGCCAACGCTAGCCAAAATCTTTGCATAAGTAGTGCCAGCATTACTTACTGTTATAGCGCCAGCGGCATTACCCGCGGTTGTCCGAACATTGTTTATTCGCAAATAATTATTTGCGGTCGTAACTGGAGTTGTTCCGTT